CCCGAGGATAATGCGGTGTATATCGGCACGAATGTCGAGTATGCGGCATATCAAGAGTACGGCACAAGCAAAGGAATCACAGGCAAACACTTCTTGCAATACGGAGCGAATAGCACTTTCGGTGATTATGCAAAGACCTTCCTTGAAAATGCATTGAAGTCGTAATAGAATCTTAATAGTGGTTTGCGTAAAGCGGTTCATGATTAACCTCCTTTTCTGATGGCAAAGACGGATGTTCATAGCATCCGTTTTTGCTTTGTTTCAATCTGCTTTCATATGAAAGCAGATATTGAAAATGATTTTCACTTATGTTACAAATGAAAATAGAATCTAATGATTAAGGCAACTATCACCGAAGCAAAGGAGATTTGACAACATGGCATCACTATCGAGAAAGTTTTTGGATTCTTTGGGTATCGAAGGCGACAAAGCAGACCTCATTATCGAGCGACACAATGAAGTCTTAACCGAGATCAAAGATGAAAGAGATCAGTTCAAGACAGAGGCGGAAAAGCTTCCTGATATCCAGAAGCAATTGGAAGAGTATCAGAAGGCAGAGAATGATCCGAAGAACAATACCTTGCAGGTCAAGTATGACGCATTGAAGGAAGAGTTCGAAGAGTACAAGAACGGAATCACGGCGAAGGAGACCAAAGCCAAGAAGGAAGAGGCTTATACGCAGATTCTTAAGGAGATTGGTATTCCGGATAAGCGAATTCCTGCAATTCTCAAGGTTTCTGATATCGACAGTATCGAATTCGATTCCGATGGCAATGTCACAAACAAGGATAAGCTTACCGAAAGCAATAAGGCTGAATGGGCGGATTTCATTCCTACCAAGCAGACAAAGGGCGCAGAGGTAGCGAATCCTCCTGCCAATGGCGGTAAGGTAACCAAGACAAAGGAAGAGATCAGAGCGATTGCTGATCCTATCGCAAGACAGAAGGCGATGCTTGAGAATCCTTCGCTTTTCGGATTATCTACACCTGCCGAAGAATAATTCCAAAAGGAGAAAAAGAAAATGCCTAATGTAGTAACAGACGCAGAGACTAATGTAATCAAGAAAGCACAGATGGCAAAGGTCAGAGAGTTGGATTTCGCACAGCTTTTCGGTGAGAATGTAAACTCTCTTATTAAGATGCTCGGCATCACAAGGAAGATTCCTGTAGTTGCAGGAACAGTTCTCAAGAAGCTTACAGTAACAGGCACTCTCCAGAGTGGTTCTGTTCCCGAGGGTGAGATCATTCCTCTTTCACAGTATCAGACAGCATGGACAGCTATCGGAGAGGCTTCTCTCAAGAAGTGGAGAAAGGCTACGACAGCAGAGGCTATCCTCAAGGGTGGTTACGATCAGGCTGTTAATGACACAGATGCAAAGATGCTCCTCGATATTCAGAAGGGTATCAGAAGTGATTTCATCACAGACCTTGCAACAGGAGCAGGCACAGCAACAGGTATTGGCTTGCAGGCGGCTCTTGCAAACGCATGGGGTGCTTTGCAGGTAGCTTTCGAGGATGATGATATCACTCCTGTATATATCATCAATCCGCAGGATGTTGCTGACTATCTCGGCAAGGCAAGCATCACAGTTCAGACAGCTTTTGGCTTCTCTTACATCGAGAACTTCCTCGGTCTTGGTAATGTTATCATGACACCGAGAGTTACAAAGGGAACATTCTATGCAACAGCATCACAGAATCTTGTTCTCTACTATGTTGATGTCAACGGCGCAAATGGTCTTGGCGATGCATTCGAGTTCACCACAGACGCAGAGACAGGTCTCATCGGTCTGCACGAGGAAGCTAACTATACAAGAATGCAGGAAGAGACAGTTGCTATCGCAGGTATCGACCTCTTCGCAGAGATCACAGCAGGTGTTATCGTAGGTACGATCACAGCGGCAAGCGAAGGCGGCGAAGGCGGCGAAGGCGGCGAGGGATAATCCATGGAGAAGATGCTTACCGAGATTTGCGAGTATTGCCACAATTACTTTTGGCGGACAAAGTGGAATGTGAAGTTGACGATTGTTGACGGCACATTCACAGTTGACTTCCTCAAGGAAGGTCAGTATTTCCGCATCCTCGGTAGCGATCTTAACGATGGTGTCTATCAGTATCCTGCAACGGATTTGAAGGATGAAGAATTCGAAGGTCAGATATGGTCTATGGCTGTCCCACAGGCGGTCATAGACCTTGCCTCCGATATGGAAGCATGGAAGGAACAGTACGGAGCAGTTGATTCTCCTGCTATGTCTCCTTATTCTTCCGAATCTTTCGGTAATTATTCTTACTCGAAGGGTGGTTCTTCATCTTCTTCTGCATCGGCAGGATCAGATATATGGAGTGCATTTGCGGCAAGGCTGAATCCATATCGCAAGCTTGGAGGCTTCTCATGAGCCTTTACGCAGAAGCAATGGAAGCAACAGTAATCATGGATAAGATTACGAGACCAGACGGATATGGCGGTGTAAAAACCACATATGAGGAAGGTGCGGAAATCGAGGTTGCTTATACCTTTGACGATTCGACACAGGCAAGAATCGCACAGCAGGAAGGAGTAACCAATCGATATACTCTTACTACCAAGAAGAATATCATTCTTCGGAATAACGATATTATCAAGAGGGTAAGAGATGACAAGTATTTCATGGTTACATCGGATGGCGATGATAATGCTACACCTGCTTCATCGGCAATGCCGATAAGACAGGTCGAAGCAAAGCAATGGGAGATTCCTGCAAGTGAATAAGCAACAGGCATTAAACGCATTTTGGAGTGGTTTCGGGGTATTGGCATTCGAAGAGAATACTGTCCCCGATGATGAGGCTATTCAGAGCCTTATTGATGCAGGTGTTGCTCCTTCCAAATTCCCTTATATCACCTATCAAGTAATGACAGGGGAGTTGGATGATGTCATTGTTGCTACGGCTTCTATCTGGGACAGGTCAACAAGTTGGGAAACGGCTGATCTTCTCGCAAATACAATCTCTCGCAGAATAAATGATATGAGCATTGTTCGCTTTGATGGCGGAGGATTGTTTGTATCAAAAGGAACACCTTATTCGCAACATATGAGCGAAGAAGGTGATTCTGCTATAAGAAGGGTTATCCTCAATGTAGGATTGCAATTCTTTACTAACGAATAACAGGAGGAAAAGATAATGAAGTATACACAGATACCTGTAGATACATTCAAGAACATTCAGCTCAATGCCGGAATTCTTTTAAAGTCGTTTACACCTGCTACGGGTGTGATCGGAGACCTTATCGGTGCTACGACAGGCGGTCTTACTTTCAACGATGCACCGAAATTCTCTGATTTCGGTGATGATATCGATAACTGCCCGAAGAACACAAAAGAGTTGAAGAAGCTTGAAAGCCGTGAGGTAACGATGGCAGGAACATTCGTAACTGTTAATGCTGCAACAGCAAAGTCCCTTTCGGCGGCTGCTGATATTGATACAGAAGATACAACGCACATCGTACCTCGTAATGATCTGCTTGAGACTGATTTTACAGATATGTGGTGGGTAGGCGATTATTCCGATGTTAACACAGGTGAGAATGCAGGATATTGTGCTATCCATATGCTCAATGTTCTTAACACAAGCGGATTCCAGATCAAGAGTACCGATAAGGGCAAAGGACAGTTTGCATTCAACTACATGGGGCATTACTCGATGAATGATCAGGATACAGTTCCTTATGAGGTATATATCAAGCAGGGAAATGAAGTGGTAACACCGAGCATCCTTCTTAATGCTCATTCCGTAACTGTTGCAGATGGCTCAACAGTAACCTTGACCGCAAATACTGTTCCTGCAGACGCTACAGTAACTTGGTCTTCAGCTAATTCGACTATCGCATCTGTTTCAAATGGCGTTGTTACAGGTGAGGCTGAAGGAAATACAATCATCACTGCATCGATTACGCAGGATGGAGTTACCTATAATGATACTTGCACAGTTATCGTAACAGAAGCAGGAGGCGAAGGCTAATATATGAGATTGTCCGACTACAAAGGCGAAGAAGCGATTGAGGTTTTGGCTGACATCATCGAGCCTCTTACGGCTATTCTTGGTGATGAAGATATGAGAAAGCTTGTAGCTGACAACAAGGGCAAGAAGATTGCTCCTGTTGCGTATATCAAGCCTATTCTCAAGAATCATCCGAAGGAAGTGATCGAAGTTCTTGCAGGCATCGAGAAAGAGCCTGTTGAAGAGTATAAGAAGAAGGTTAATGTCTTGACATTGCCGATGAAACTTCTCGAACTGATGAATGATCCACAGATGCAAAGCCTTTTTACTTCGCAGGGACAGACGGACATGAATTTGAAGCCTCATTCTGGCTCTGCTACGGAGAATACAGAGGCAGAAGAGAACTGAAGCCTTTTATTCATTACTTTATAGCGAAGCATAAAGAAAAGCAGGGTGTCGAGGCATATAGGATATATATGTCCGATACCCTTTCTTTATTAGCTCGAGGGTTTATGAAGGAAGGCACAGAATATCCTCGATATTATTCATTACTGCATCCCGATAAGAAGGATAACAGGACAGGAGATGAAATCTTCCTCGATGTAATGAATAAGGCAGGATTACGATTCGAGGAGTAATGATATGAATGTTTTTGAATTATTTGCAAAGCTCGGCCTTGATAGTTCCGAGTACGAAAGCGGTCTTGACAAAGCGAGAGGAATGCTCTCAACCGTCGGGGGCGGTATAGTAAGAGGTCTCGGTGCATTAGGAGCGGCTTCGGGAGCGGCACTCGGTGCGGCGGCAACAGGTGTTGTCAATCTTACAAGACAGAGTGTAGATGCATTTGCTAACTACGAACAGTTGGCAGGCGGTATTGAAACTCTGTACGGCGATGCGGCTTCTTCTATGATGGATTTCGCTTCACAGGCGGCAACAACCACAGGCCAATCTATGAACGACTTCATGGATGCGGCTATCGCTACGAGTGCGGCGATGATTTCTTCCGTTGAAGGAGATCAGGCAAGGGCGGCTGAACTGACCAATCAATCGATGATTGATATGGCGGATAATGCCAATAAACTCGGTACGGATATGGAATCAATTCAGAATGCCTACCGAGGCTTTTCAAGAGGCAACTTTACCATGCTTGATAACCTCGCTCTTGGCTATGCCGGTACGGCGGAAGGGATGGAGCAGTTGCTTGCCGATGCACAGGCTATAAGTGGTATCGAATATGATATATCCTCTTATTCTGATATTGTTGAGGCTATCCATACAATACAAGAGGAGATGGGAATTGCAGGAACTACGAGAGAAGAAGCAAGTGAAACGATTTCTGGTTCTATAAATGCTTTGGCGGCTTCTTGGCAGAATCTTGTAACAGGGATCACTAATCCCGATGCTGATCTTGGTGTATTGATTTCGGATGTAGTCGATAAGGCGCAGACCGCACTTGGCAATCTTACACCTGCTATCACGCAGGCTCTTGGCGGAATTGCAAGCCTCATCGAGCAGATTGCACCTGTCATTTCCGAACAGCTTCCTACATTGATTGATACCGTTTTGCCTCCTCTTTTGGAAGCGGCAACAACATTGGTTGTAGCTGTTGCTGATAATCTTCCCGATATATTGAGTGCGATAACAGATAGGTTGCCTGATGTCATAAATCGGATAATTCCTGTAATTGTCGGCCTGATTCCATCTTTAATCGAGGTAGCAGGACAGATAATTAGTGCGATTTCTTCCGCATTGGTAGATAATGCTCCTGCATTAACACAGGCGGCTCTTGATGTAATACAAATTCTTATAAACGGCTTTGCTGAATCTGTGAGTGGCGATGGTGCATCACAGTTAATTGATACAACAATGCAGATTATTGAAATGATCGGCACATTCCTTGTGGAGAATGCACCTACGCTTATTACGGCGGCGGTAGAGCTTATATCTCAGTTGGCTATGATGCTCACAGATCCTACAAATCTTCAGATGCTCATAGATTTGAGTTTACAGCTGGTAATGGCTGTTGCAGATGGTCTTGTGCTATCAGCACCAACTCTCGGAAATGCGGTAGTTGCCGTAATCGGCAATCTTCTTATAGCTCTCGGTGATCAACTCCCTAATATCCTTTTAACAATCGGAGAACTTCTTGGTGAGATCGCTATAGCGGTGATTGGTCTTGTTGGCGGTCTTATGGGGCAGAGCTATGATGAGGTGATTAGTAACCTTAATTTGATATGGGACGAAGTAGGGCAAAGTTTAGAGGATTTTGCAGTGGGTCTCGGAACGTGGATTTCTGACATTGGCACAAACATTAGCGGTATGTGGACAGATATTAAGGATTGGTTCACAGGTGGTATTTCCGATGCTATGGAGGCTCTTTCCGGTTGGTGGGACGAGATTTCCGAATGGTTTAGTAATCTTGCCGATAATGCACTTACTTGGGCAGGTGATTTGGTTTCCAACTTCGTGAGCGGTATTACGAACGGCATCTCTAATATCGGTTCTGCAATGAGTGGATTTGCTGATACTGTGGCAAGTTATATCCACTTCAGCGAACCCGATGTGGGAGCGTTAAGTAACTTCTCGACTTTTGCCCCGGACATGGTTGATCTCTTCGCAAGCGGTATCGAAGAGAATCTTCCTACCATCGGTTCAGCGATGAATAACATGAGCGGATATGTAGCGGACAGGATGCCTTCTATGGATGCAGCAGGAAGCTTCGTAAACAATGGACAGCCTATTGTAGTACAGGCTTATTTCGGTAATGAGAAATTCGATGAATATGTGGTAAACTCTAATCAGAGAAATGACTTCATAAGCGGAGGGAGGGGATAAACGATGGCATTAAAAGACTATCCGCCTATCTATGATGGCACTACACTTCCCTTCTTCCCCGAAGCCGACATTGATCCTAAAGAGATTGCTAATACCTTCCGTAGTGAAGGTGGTCATGACATCAAGCAGAGTATCCGTAAAGACAAGTGGTCAATATCCGTAAAGACCAAACTTGCAGATGATGAATGGGTAGCCTTCTTCTACGGCTTGTCTCTTGGCGGTGGCTTCGTGTATCAACAGTATTCTCCGTTGACTCACGGCTACACATCAAGGAATGTTAGGATGGAGAATTTCAAGTTCAAGCAGGTCAAGGACAGCGAAGTCTTAACGGCTGTCAATGGTGTGTGGGAAGTATCATACACGTTAGAGGAATTCTGATATGTATTCTGTATCGAACGATTACATAGCGAAGTTGAAGGATATCGGATCTGAAAAGCAGAGGCATATTACAGGTCGTGTGGATAGCCTCAATTTCACGCAGGATGATCTTCTTGAGAAATCCTTTGAGTATTCCGAGGAATGCGTCAAATCGGCGGATATAAAGTTAGGAGGGGTGTTCGTAGGCAGAATGTCTGTGACATTCCTCAAAGGTTTCGGAAACATCCCGAGAGGAACGTGGAAGGGAAGGACGATCTATGTGAACATCCTCACTCTTGTAGATGAGGACGAGGATGCATGGGAGATTGTTCCTTTGAAGCCGTATGTCATAGCAGAAGCGAATCACACAGCCCTCGGTGTTGATGTAGTTGCCTATGACTATATGACGAAGTTTGATCTTCCGATAGCGATGAATACTACAAGCGGTACGATGTATGGAATGCTTGTGACAGCCTGCAATTACTGTTCTGTTGAGTTGGGAATGACAGCAGAAGAGGTGCAGGCTCTTCCCAACGGAGATCAGATTCTTGGCTTATATCCCGATAATGACATCGAGACATGGAGAGACCTTATCTCTTGGATTGCTGTTACCGCAGGCGGATTTGCTACGATAGATAGGCAGGGCAGATTAGTCATTCGCACTTGGTCTGATACTCCGGTTCTTGACATCGGTGTTGATGATCGTTTCGAGGGCGGTAATTGGTCTGACTTCTCTACTAACTATTCTGCTATTACAGTAAGCAACATCGAGGCAGGAATGCAAAGTTATTATGCTGTCACAGAAGATACAGGAATGACGATGGATATCGGTGCGAATCCTCTGTTGCAGTATGGCACGAATGAAGTTGTCGAGACGATGAGAAGGAATGTCCTCAATGCTATACAGAAGTTGAAGTATGTTCCTTTTACATCCTCTTCGCTTCTTGATCCTGCATTCGACCTCGGTGATGTAATCTCCTATCCGAACGGCATAGCGAATAACTCTATCTGCTGTGTGATGAGGATAGATTTCTCATTCCAAAAGGGTGCGACATTGAAGGGATATGGTAAGAATCCTGCAATGTCCGGAGCAAGGTCAGCACAGGACAAAGCGATTGCACAGGCAGCAAGTCAGAACAAGGCGCAGGGACTTACTTACTATACATATCTGTCAACACAGGCTGTCAGCCTCACAGAGACACCGCAGAGGCTTTATCGCATAGCTTTTGCGACAGCGGAAGAAACTACTGTCGAATTGTGGCACGAGGTCAAGTGGCACACCGAATCAGACGGGAGTGATCCTGTCGAGATTACCTACGAATATTTTCTTGACGGAGTGAAGTTCGACTACGAGCCTGTTGATACGTGGGCGGACGGCTATCACTCAATGCCTCATCCGTATTGGTTGCAGGATGTATCGGGCGGCGAGGTACACTATTGGGAAGTTCGTGCGTCTGTCACAGGTGGAACGGCAACGGCGGATATAGGCGATGTCCACGCACTCTTGAAGGGACAGAAGTTGGCGGCGCAGGTTAGTTTCGACGGCAACATCGAGATCACAGACGAGTTCGAGCCGTTTATCGCAGGCTTCGATATCGTGGCTCTTTCCGATTCTATCTCACTCGATACGCAGACACCGCAGACTATCTCGCTGTCGGATTCCGTGACAGCATTTGTCGCAGGTTTCGATATCGTAGGTCTTGCAGATAACGTAAGGTTGAGAACTGCTTATGTACAGTTCAACATCGTATCCGAGGACGACGACTTCAACATCGTATCCGAGGACGGACAGTTCAGAATAGTTAGTGAAGGAGGATATAACTAATGGCTGATAGTGACAAGAAAATATCGGCATTTACCGCAGGAACAGTAGACCAATCGTCTTACTTCTTGCAGGCAAAAAATGGTGCTTCGAGCAAGGTTTCTGCCGAGGACATCGGTGATTTCGTTAACACCTCGCAGACTTATAGCGGTCTTAACACGACCGCAAAGTCTCCGATTGGGGCGATAAATGAGGTGAACGGGAAAGAAGCGAGCGACATTCCCTACGACAACACTTCGAGTGGTCTTTCTGCGACAAATGTTCAAACAGCGATAGACCGGTCAATAATGGTATTCCCAAATGCAGGATCTCATAACTCAATCTATCGAGGTAAATATCTTGGTGATGAAGTAACTGCTGACCAATATGCCGCAATAGCCGCTGGTACATTTGATGATATGTACATAGGTGACTATTGGGCAATAAACGGAGTTAACTGGAGAATAGCACATTTTGACTATTGGCTGCATTGTGGAAATAGTGGATCAGGTACGACAGAACATCACGTTGTTATAGTCCCGGATTTAGCACTATATAATGCCAAGATGAATGAAACTAATACTACCGCAGGTGGATACTTACATTCAAAAATGCGTGGTGGTATTACCTATCAAGATACATTCACAGGCGATGGAACTACAACAGTATTCACATTATCCTACTCAAGCAGTTTTGTAATCAATGTCAAGATAGGTGGTACTACTCAAGCAACTTCTACATATACAATATCTGGGACTACGTTGACGTTTAATACTGCTCCTGCTAATGGTGCAGCAATTGAAGCAAACTATATTAATACCGATTACCTAAATCAGGGCGGTCTGGTACAAGCGAAAACGATGATAGAAGCCGCTTTTGGCTCGGCACATATATTAAATCATAGAGAATTATTATCTAGTGCCTCAGATAGTAGCGGTGCATCTAACTGGGGTTGGGCAGACAGTACAATTGATTTGATGTCTGAAACAATGGTGTATGGTTGTAAAGTGTGGGCAAATTCGGGATATGATGTGGGAATAGATAAAGAGCAGCTTGCTTTATTTAGACATGATCATAGTAGGATAGTTAACCGTTCTTATCAATGGCTAAGGGGCGTTTTCTCGTCTGCTGGCTTTGTTATTGTCGGCACCAATGGTGATGTCGACCTCACCGGCGCTTCCACCTCTCGTGGTGTTCGTCCCGCTTTCGCTCTCCGATCCTGACATCTACCACCCTCGTGGTGGGGGTAGCCATCGCGTAGCGAGGGCGGTCAGGATCGGGTAACTTAAACCGCTACAGTAAACTTAAAAGGAGAAAGAATATGAGTTTTAATGAAAGACTTCCGCAATCTGTCGCTCTCATACACAGGCGATACAACAGTACAGTATATAAAGATTGGAGGCTAATATGTTACAAGGAAAAGCAAGATTGAGCCTGTTCCGTAAGGGCATTGAGGTTCACAGGGTAGAGAAGAAGAACACGATTACAGGCTATGCTCAAGGTCTGTTCAAGCAGGGCAACTTCGGTCTGCTCGCCGATTCGAGCAAGTTACTTCCGTTAAACGACAACTTCTTCAAAGGCTGTCTTATGACGGATGTTCCGAATGATGCTTCGCTGATGATGATAGCAGGAAATGCAAATATTGTCGCTCAATGCTCGAACGATGCATATAGCGGTGACAACCTCAAGAGGGGTTCTTACAATGCGAACGAATCGGGTATCATCACGGGCGGTTATCGGCACGTCATGGATTGGGGAACAAGTCAGGGCAACGGAACGATAGCGAGCGTCTGCCTTTGCAGACCGTCGATCGGTGCGGTTCTGCTTGGTTCTGATTTTATCCCGTCCGAGGGCGAGGTGAATGAGGTGCTTCACGCTGATAGTAAGAATAATCTCATCTCGGAGGCTTTGCAGGATTGCTCAATCATCGACTACGAGAAGGAAACGGCATACAAGATTGAGTATTCCTCGGGAACGATTACAGTTACGGAATATGCTCTGAACACAAAGCAGATTCACCTTCTCGGAGGTGTGCTTGACGTAGCAGGAGACGGAACGGCTCACGCCATATCCCAGACAGTAAAATATTTTGCAAATACAGGAACCGCCTCGGTCTCGTACACGGGCACGCACATCCACCTGTTGACATTCACGCCGAACAGCGGAAGGCTTGCAGACTACGCCATCGACCTGTCGGATTGGTCCTGCACCGAGACCGAGCATACATACTCGGGTGTATCCTTGATGCAGATTTCCATATATGGTGCTTCGCAGAATTCCGTTCTTCGTAAGGATGTTATGCCTATAATAGGTGACTATTGCTATGCCATTTCCGCAGACGGGACGAAGATATACAAAATGAACCTTCTCGGGAATAACGACGCAGATGTCACGGCTATCGACGTTCCTGCAACGGCATTGACTACGAATCTGAATGGTGCTTCTGTCATTCTTCCTAACGGAGATTGGTATAAGTTCCCTGTCAATGCTCCGACGGAATACATGGATTGCCTGTATTTTCACAATGGCACGTTCTATCGGGTAAGGTATCACGATCAATTCGTCAACAATACATTCGCTAATGCAAATAGTTTCAATTCAAACAATTATGGCACGATCTTCGGATTCGGAACGGCGGGTAGCCATAGTCAGAAGTTTGCTCGGCTTGATACGATTTTCCCTTATGTCAGTACAGTTGCGAACCTCGACGAAGCGGTCACGAAGTCGGCTGATTTGACTATGAAATTGCAGTATGAGATAACGGAAGTAACAGGAGGATAAGATTATGAATAATTGGGAAACATTAACAAGCATTGAGTTTTGGAAAAAGGTCATTGTGCGTGCAATCTGGACGTTTTGTGAAGTGTTTGTCGCAACAATCGGATCAACGGCATTGATTGAGCAGGTGAATTGGAAGATGGTTTTTTCTGCTTCTATTCTCGCAACAATCGTTTCGGTTGCAAAATCCATTGTAGTAGGAATTCCTGAAATGAGGGGTTGAGAATGAATGCAGTAAGTATAATTGGTTTGTGTTTCTCCGGCATAATGATGGCGGTCGGTGTAACGACTTTTGTATTATCACGGAAACGTGATATCAAGAAGGACACAGTTGAGGAAGAGCATGAGTTGGCTTCTCTTCGGGAAGGCATTCTCAAGGCAAATATGAAGCTTGATACAGTGTGTGCTACCACCAATGAGACAAGATCAGACATCAAGGCATTGAACACAGGTCTCGGGGCATTGGACAAGAGAGTGTCCGTCATGGAGAGAGATTTACAGACGGCATTTATTCGGATTGATGAATTAAGAGAATCAAAGGAGGATAAGAAATGAGTAATGTAATCGAAAAGGCGATTGAGTGGGCGGTAGATATAGCCAATGATAATTCTCACGGCTACGATCAGATAGGCAGATGGGGCGATGATTACGATTGCTCTTCGCTTGTTATTTCTGCTTATGAGCAGGCAGGTATTCCTGTAAAGGAAGCAGGTGCAACATACACAGGCAATATGCTTTCCGCTTTCAAGAAGTGCGGATTCGAGGCTATCCCTTATAAGAAGGGAATGAACCTTATCGCAGGCGACGTGCTTCTCAACAAGAAGCATCATACTGTTCTTTACATCGGCGATAACAAGATTGTGCAGGCTTCCATTAACGAGAAGGGCGGTATCTACAATGGCAAAGACGGAGATCAGACAGGTAAGGAAATCGCTGTCGGTAAGTTCTATGAATATTCTAAAGGATGGGATGTTGTTCTCCGTTATCCTGATACAGAGAAAGACACTACGCATGAGCCACAGAATGCCACCAAATTGAGCGAGGAAGAGATCGCTCTTCAAGTTATTAACGGAATGTGGGGAAACGGCAAGGAGAGACAGCAGAGGCTCACAGAGGCAGGTTATGACTACGATGCTATTCAGAAGATAGTGAATAAGAAGCTTGGTAAATCTTCGAAGCCTGCTCCGGAGAAGCCAAAGACATTCATCGGCATTGTCAATACAATCAAAGATCCTTTGAGGGTGAGAATAGTTCCGAATGGTACAATCGTCAAGTTGTTACCTAAAGGCTCGAAGGTCGAATTGATGAACGATCCTATTAACGGATGGTATAAGTTAGCTGATGGTAGCGGATTCGTGTCAGCAAAGTATATAATAAAGGAATGAGGAGAGATTATCCATAACATTTCTTCCACAAATTTCTGCCTCCTGTTTCTCCTCGCAGGAGGCTTTTTCTTGCCCAAAAATAATGCTTGCAATGTCCTTTTCTACCTGCTATACTATGTGCATAACATTCAAGGAGGACACACAAAATGACAAAGGCAGAATTGAGAAAGATCGCACAGCAGGCTCTTGAGAGTGAGTATGGATTTGCTCCTTCAATCAACAAGATCGTGCTTCTCGAAGCAAATGGAGAAGGCACATACATCCTCTTTTCAGTAAAGGGTAAGGAATATAGCTTTGATAGTCGCATATTGCGTGATGGCACTATCTGGGCAGGCAAAGGCACTATCGAGAAGAGAGAGGAGGTATAAGGCAATGGCAAACAAGGCAGAATACATCGGATCATACACAGACAAGTATGACAAGAGATATACGACTCTTTTCTACAGGTACAGAGGATATGAGTATCAGATTACGAAAGCTAATAACTGGATGTCCTGCTCATCAGATTACACCATGAGAGGAGGCTCGATGTCATTGGCAAGACAGCATAAGGAAGCACAGGATTCCATCGATGCGAAGATAGAGGCAGAGAAGAATCCACAGCCTATTCCGGAAGCGAAGTGGACAAAGGAATACGAAGATGAGATTTGGAAGATGATGTTTGGAGAGGAGGTATAAGCGAATGTTAGTTCCGGCAATTCAGTATAAAGACGAGATAGAGAAGCAGTTCCAGAGGATTCAGTACACCGAGAAATATCTCTGGTACACAGGCTCTATTGATAACTACGATATTGAGGTAAAGACCGAAGGAGATAAGTTTGCATTTGCTATCGTAGAACCTTTCATGAGCAGATATTGCAAGACCGAATATTTCCTTCTTGGATATATCAGTTTCCGAGTTGATTGGTATTGTTCAATGGCATGCAATTTTAGCCTTATTCGTTTCGAGGATTCACCTAAAGCAACAAGGATTATGGCAAGTGCTATCAGAGAAGTAATGCGAATGATAGAATCCTTCAATCTGCATAGAATAGATTTTCGATGTGTTAGCGGTAATCCTGCGGAGAAGAAGTACGATAAGATAATGCGCAGAATATGGAAGCAAGGAAAGTATAATATCGAAACACCTATGTTCAGAGACAACATCAAAGACACTCACGGAAACTATCACGATATGATAGTGTATGAGTTGATAAGGAGGGAAGAATGAAGAAATGCAAATATTGTGAACTTAAAGTTGGCGATCTATTTTCTTTGAACTGTTCTGGTGTTAATGCAATCACAGCAGGTGGCAATATAATAAGAATTAAAGGAGATAAACGAATATTCAAGAAGGAGCGAGAGGGAGCAAGTGCAGTTATAGATGGATACGGAAATAAACACGAACCGAGCAGTTGGCGAATGTACCCATACCTTGATATGCCTGTTTGGAAAGTGGAGGAAGAAGAATGAAGTGTCCTTATAGAAAACAGACCACAACAAAGAATGGTGAGAATGGCATTATCTATGAAGATTTTATGGAGTGCTACAAAGAGGAATGTCCGTATTATTACAAAGGAAAATATTCTTATAATGAACAGGAATATGAGGAATGTCAAAAAGCAATCAATGAGAATTTTCGATAAGGAGGGAAAAATGAGTTACGAATCACCGATAACAGCTATTTACGAGCAGATAGAAACTCAAATCAACCAAGATTTTGAAAATCGGATCATGGCAGAAGTAAAGATGAAGGTGGATGTGAATGTCGATAAGGAAGAACTTATCAAGGCTCTCAATTACGACAGGGGACAGTATGAGAAGGGCATGGAAGATGCCAAACGAGTGCTGAAACCTATGTGCAGATATCTCGGTAAGTGTATGTCGCATCCCGAGGTTAGCCGAGAATATTACGATTACTGCGATTTATACCGAGAAGATTGCAATTGCCAATGCATTTGGAAACAGATATAATCCAAGAAGGAGGAAGTAATTATGGAAAACAATGACAACATTATCATGAGCAGGATTGCATTCGAGAGGATGCAATCAAAGGATGAGAAGAATGACCATTGGAGGAACATAATTATCCTCACTCTGATTATTCTTCTGGTGGTAACCAATGCGATGTGGTTAGTTGCTTGGAATCAGTATGATTATGTCGATGATGATTATAGCATTGATGCACAGCAGGATGGTTACGGAGTGAATATTGTTAGCGGTGGAGATTTAGACTATGGCGCAGACAGTAACGATCCGCAGGCGAACGAGATTGAGGACACACAGTAATGGTCAGAGCAGAGGAGTGCGCAGGAGGCGCAGAAGGTAAAGATTACCCGAATTCACTTATCGAGAAGACTATCGATGAATGGATTCATTCCGAGCGAGACCGAAAGATATTGAAGAGAAGGCTTATTGATGGCATCTGCTATGAGCCTTTAGCCGATGAGATGGATATGTCGGTACGACAAATCAAGAACATAGTCTCAAAGGCAGAAGCCAAACTCTTCAAACATTTACCATGACATTGTGACCATAGTGTCAAATGTACCTCTTTGAATGTGCCACACCGAGCAATCGGTGTGGTTTTATTTTGCCCGAAATTTGCAGGCTAATTTCATTTCCGAGTAATTCCTAATTCTCGATAATGGGAAGCAAAGGAGGGCATTCTGATGGCTTACAAGGTGTTTAACAATAATCCTAAAGGGAACAGAGTGGGCGATTGCGCTGTTCGAGCAATCAGCAAGGCACTCGGTAAGGATTGGGAAGATGCTTACATCGGTCTCTGCTCGGAAGGTTTGATGTATGGCGATATGCCTTCCGCTAACTATGTATGGGGAATGTATTTGAGGAAGTACGGCTTCGAGCAGAAGATGATCTCTTCAATCTGTCCTCTTTGTGTTTCAGTTTCACAATTCGCAGAAGAACATCCAATAGGCAGATATGTTCTTGCCTGTCAGAACCATGTCGTATCGGTAATCGATGGCGATTATTACGATTCATGGGATTCTGGCGATGAAATCGTTATCTATTATTTTTCCAAGGAGGAATAACACATGGCTTACAACAATTACTTTCCACAGTATTACCCAAATCAAGTACCGATGATGCAGACACCACAGCAGATGCCCGTAGGACAGCCTACAATGCCGCAGAATACGCAGGCAACATCGGGAAATGGAATTACTTGGGTGCAAGGCGAAGCAGCGGCTAAATCATTCCCTGTGGGCGCAGGACAGAGTGCGCTTCTCATGGATTCAGAGGAATCTGTCTTCTACATCAAGAGTACGGATCAGAGCGGAATGCCACAGCC